AGGCGCATCAAGGTGTCGTATCCAGTAAGAATAACCTTGGGGTTTCCACCACGAGTCCAAATCTTTTGGAACAGGTCATCCAACTGGTCAAGGGACAAGTTGCGGTCAGTACCACTGTTTTCATTGTGCTCAGCGAGCGACCACGAGTTTGCACTGCGGTCAATGGAGTACATGTCTTCAGTTGAACCTGCGGAAGCACCAACGGTCACACGGTCAAGGGATTCAAAGTCGTTCCCTGCAACGGTGGCTTTGTCGGTCGTAAGCATCTTGTTCACATGCTCAGCGTGGTGCTTACCCATTTCTTCCTTGAGAATTGCACGAATGTCGCCCAATCCATCGTCCTTGTCGGACAGGAACATTGCGGTTTCGCTCATGTCAAAGGTGTGAACCACAGTCTTTGGCTTGGCGGCAATGTGCTGGAAGGTTGGTTTGGTGGTGTCGGGGAGCGTAGCGTTTTCTGCAACACCGCCGCCAACCGTGAAGGAAGGACGCTCGGTGATGACTCGCCAACCACTGCGTTCCCAAGGTCGCTTGGGAAGGATGGAGAAGGCGTTGAACTCTTGGTTCAACTGGCTCCAAACCTTGCGTCCATAGATGGCTTGGTAAGTACCAGCCGTGGTGGACAGCATTGGAGCGTCAGCCTTGAGCAACTCGCTACCGGAGTAGGAGTATCCCATTGCGTTGCCTGCGCCGTAGTAGTATCGTTCCATGTCAGTAATGTTTCGGATGTAGTCTCTTGCCATATCATTTCACCTCATTTATTTGTGTGTTCATTCCCCTCGCAGGGTGCGATGTGCAAGGGCGTGAACTTCGTCCCACCCCATGTTCGCCATGTCTTGCGTTGAGGGAATGTCAATGGATGCAACCGACTTTTGAATGGTCGTGCCTGCTCCTGCACCGATGTTGTCAATGCGCTCGGAAAGAGCCTCAATGGACTTCACGATTTCCGTAAGTGGTGCTCGTGCGTCAAAGGCGGCTTTATCAGCCTCGGATTTAGCAACTTCCATCTCGTTGTTGAAGCGAGCGGCAAAGTTGCCTTCAAGGTTGTTTCGGAAGTCTTGTTCCAAAGCGGCGGCTTTGTAAACTTCGTAAGCGGCTTCAAGGTCTGCATCACTCACATTTTCGGAGTTGAGGTAGCCCTTGGACAATGAGGCTGGCCCCATTGCTCCGGCAGGAGTTTTACCACCGGAAGCGGTGATAGCGTTGATTGCACCAGTGGAGGGAGAACCGTTCTCCTGTCCTCGGCCACGGACTTGACCACCGAAGTAGTCAGCACCGTCAACAGCGTCGGGGTTGTCAAAGCCACCAAGTTGGGCTTTCTCAAGTTGGTCAAAGTGGAGGCGAGCACCATCAGTGTCAACGCCAGCCGACTTGAGGGTGTTTTCCATCCAAGAAAGGTATTCGGAGGAAATAACATCGGAGTATTCTCCTTTGTCCATGTACATCTTGTCATCGTCTTTCTTTTCGTCTTTCATTTCGTCACCTTCTTCTTTTTCGGGCTTTTTTTCTTCATCACTACCCTTACCCTTCATGTGTTCACGGAGTTGAGGAGGTAGTTCTCCCTTTTCCATGGCATCCAGTCGGCTTTCAAGTCGTGACATAATTTCTGTCAAATCACTGTTTTCGTTTGTCATAGTGTTGTCCTCCTTCAAAATGCGGAACTGTGCTTCGGGGTTGATACCCTTTTCACAAATCGTCACCTCATGCAACTCCATTTTTGAAATCTCTTGGTAGTCGCCTTTTTCCATGTCGGACTTTCGCACTCGCTTGAATGCTTGCCCTCCAATAGAAAATCCACGAAGGTTGCCCTTGCGGATTTCAGCGGCTACTTCACGAGCCTTCTCTATATCGTTGCGGAGTTTAACAACAACGAACAGCCCTGTGTCATCCGTTTCGGATTTCCACATGCGTCCGTTGGAATCAATGTACGAGTCAATGACTTCGCCAACTTGAATGTTGGAGTGAGCCAACTGTACATTGCGGTACTTTTCACCCTTCATGAAGCCATCAAAGGCATCCTTTAGGGCGGAGCGAGTAATGAGGTCGCCTTGCTTATCTACAAGTTCAACTGATGCGTAGCCAGCAACAACCAAATCGTTACCACTCTTGAGGAGAGTGATACCGTCAGTAGGTCGTTGAATGCTCAGCATTGAACTTCCGACTCCCTGTTATGGTATAAGAATGGTTCGTCAAGTCCGAGACACCAACGGCTGGTCATTGTCGTAGTCTATAGAGAGTCTTTCACCCTCGTCAGTTTCTACTTGAATGTGATTCAGTCGCTCGGTTTTCTTCTCTTTCTTTTCATCAGTAATTTTTTTCTCACCGTCAAAATCCGGTAAGGTTGACTCGTGACGAAGTTGGGTTGGGCCACGGGGCGATTCCTGCGGTGTACCAACATCAATACCCAGTCCCTTTGGCCCAGTCCATGTCATGCGCTCTTTGCTGATTTTATCCAAGGCTCGTACAATAACTTCCAATGCTTTCTTTGTTTGATTGGGTTTGAGAAGGCGATTTTCATCATCTTCTTCAAGAATACCCACGCTTTGCTCTTCAGTTCGTTTATCGCTCGGCTTCTTCGGCATTACATCACTTTCAGTTTGTTTACTGAGTAATCCTTTTACCATTAGTGGAGCAACCGACGACCAAAACGGCATAAGACTTTCAGCCAGCACCACAGGGTAATCGGTCTTGGTCAAATCACCCATCGTGCTTTTTGGTGAATGCACACACCACACATCGCCTATTTCTTCCATGTTGTACACTACTGTGTCAACTCCCTTCAACACGATTTGAATCTGTGAGTCCGAGATTTCAATATCGTGAGGAATAAGAATTGGTGCGAATGCTTTGGTCATGAGGTCAAGAGATTCTGTGCTGGCCGCACCCTCTCCTTCACCCTCCCCTTCCAACTCCTTGACTTGTACATTGTACACAGGGCGGTTTTTGCGGTTTTTCTTGGAAATACCCGTGATGGATGCACGAACAATGTCGCCAACCTTGAACACCATACGCTGGTTATGAGCCGTACCCACATCCATGTAATGTTCACCATCATGCTCCACAGCCCTGTTTCCAAGCCCCTCAATCTCAAGGATAGGGCCAGCACCCAACTGATAGGTGTACGGGCCTTTGCCACGACGGTCAAGGATGATGAAGTTGAAGTCTCGGCTGTCACGGTAAACAATCCACTTTGGATGTCGTCGCTCTCCACGCATGTAGGTGGATTTGTTGTCTCGCAACAAAATGTTGTCGTGGTCGTCTTTGAGGTTCTTTACAGCGTCGGCCAGTCCCTCATCGTCTGTCATACGAGTATCGTGTGGGCCGGGTACAATCACAGGCTCTTGACTGTCAAACTGTGAGCGTAGAATTTTCAACCGCTCAAACAACTGCATTTCACCCACATTGGTATCGTCGTAATTGATAATGTCAATGATGTTCAACTCTTCTTCACCAAGAATAGCGTCCAGCGTATAGTTCTTGTCGTTCATTTTTTCAAGAGCCTCTTTCGTGGCTTTGCGTAGCCCCTTCTTACGACCGTTTTCATCATACGCCGTAATCTCGTCATCACTGCGTACAATGATAATTCGCTTCCCATCATACCACTTACTTACAACCCACGAGCCGCTGAAACCACGAAGGTGTTCAAGGTCGGCCAAATCAAAAATGCGGTGCATAGGGCGAACAGCAGGACTCCATTTCGCATCGTCGCTCTTGCTCAACAACACATCCGGGTCAAGTAGAGAGGTGATGAGTTCGGTCATCTCACTTGCCGCTACCGTAGTTGGAATCTCGCTTGCTGTTTCTGCTGTCTCCATGTTCATGCTTTGGTGAGGATTGTCGGGGTACTGAGGTGGTGGTGCATTTGCATAGACTTGTTGCGCTACTTCTTTTCCGTGAATCATAGCGGTCAAATCCTCCGGCACAGAATGATACAACCCTGTGCCTACATTTGAACCGATGTGAATTGTACCGTCGTCGCCAAACTCAGCACCAAGTGTAGGTGTTGCTTCATACCCATGGTGCCACGCACCGCTGTCAAAGTTATCCGTCAACCCTGCGTGTGCGGGCGAAGGAATACCCAGTGGATACTGAGACATGCCTGCTGTTTCAGGAATTTCCAAGTCGGGTGTGAAGACACCTTCCTCTTCTTCAAGTACACGAGGGTCAAAGTGAATAATCGTGTCAAGGTGATTCTTGGTGTCGTTTGTTTTACGGGATTTTGATTGACTACCAAAGCCCTTTGCACCGTGAATATCACCTTTGACGGCACCAATACCAGCGGCTTTCATTGAGTCTTTGAATTGCTGTGGGTTAAGTTTCATACCCATGGCTCGTGGAATACCGTGAGAAAGATGTCCACCCCATGCTTTTATGTCAGTTTGTTGTGCAAAGTGGTTAATGGCTTGATGATACCCGTTTTCTCGTGCGTGGCGATAGAACGCCTCATGGTCGTCCAACTCCTCTTCGGGCTTGTTCATCATCTCTTCGTCGGTGAAATGATTGAGGTCAAGCCCGTCAATGTTCGGGATTTTACCACTGAGAAGAATGTTCTTAATTGTAGAAACTTGTAACGGCGCACCTCTTTCACCCACCATATCAATGAGTTCTTGGGCTTTCACTTTTGCAACAGGAGTTCGTTGGATTCCAAGTTTGTCCAACAGTTTGTCAGCATTTTCATCACCCTCAACCATTATACCGTCTGTGGACAAATGATTAGCGATAGTAGCGTGGAATGGATTTTGTGCCGCAGGGTCGGTGTCTCGTACAGAAGCCTGTAATCCATAATTGGTTGAAGAAACACCGTGTACACTGTGAGGAACAGACACAATGTAGCGTTGAGCGTCACGCATCAGTTGATGGGTGTTTGCGATAAACTTCTCCGGCTCGTCGGGATTGAAAGCATCGGGGTCATGCTCAAGGTATTTTGGTAGAAGAACATCTCGTGCAACCTCAGCAATGGTTTGTCGGTGGCCACCAAACAATTGCTCCATACGAGTGGCATCAAGTTTCCACATTGTGTTTTTACTCTTCTTTTGTGTGCTTTGCTGTACCTTTTCCAATTGTTGAGTCGTATCGTTGATTTCAGCCATCAACGGTTGCAATTCTTCAATGGGTGCGCCAGTGGTTTGCTTTTCAGTCAACTCTTGATTTAATTCTTCAAGCATTGTTGTGAGTTCGGATTCTTGTTGCGAAGCGGGTAACATACCGCCGAATTGAAGCAAACGAGAAACGGCATCCTTTTCGTCAGCCGCCATTGTGGTTTTTGTTTTCTGTGTCTTTTTCTTCGCTTGCAGTTCCTCAGTCATGGTTTCCGTCATGCTTTGAAGAGAAGAAAGCAACTTCTGTTCATCAAACTCACCAAGACCTCGGCCCAACAAAGCAGTGTTTAATTCGGGATGCTTATCTGTAACGACACCGGGTGCCATCGGGAGAGTGTTTCTACCGTGCATAAGGTACTCAAGAATCTCCTTTGGGTCTTGTGTACCCAGTATTTTTGACGCTTGAGTAATGGCCGTCATAGCGTGATTCATATCGGGATTGGTCAACACTTGATTCTTCAACGCATTGAACGAAAAGCCACTACCACCGCCCCATCGCATAAAATCAATGAAGTGTTCTTTGCTCTCCCCACCACTGAATGCCTCATCTCCACGAAGGAAGTCTTGAACTTTCATCAGTGATTTTTGTGCTGGTTGATGAGGGTGATTCATACGCCCGCCAAGCGTTTCAAGGAAGTGAGCCAGTTGTGCGTTCTTGTGCATATTGCTGTCCGAAGGAGATGCGCCGTAGGATGTGAAGGCACCCACATGATAGGTGGGAATAATTGTGTGTGGATATGTCAACGGTTTGAGATGGGTGCCAAACCTGTCCTTACGCTCTTTGTCCGTCATGTGGCGAATCGTGTATTCGTAATCGGGGTTGAGTGTCGTTTTGTGTTCTGTGTAGTTGTTCTTGCCGGTTGAACCGTCCCGGTACGCTCGTTTTTTGGAATGCCCTACGGGAGAAAGCAAGTTTTGTAGCAACTCTTTTTGGTTGAAGTATGAAAAGCCCTTACCAGTAGAAACAAATTGCTGTGTGCTTGTGTTTACCTTTTTCATTTTTTCGCCAAACTCACCAATCAACTTTGTTTTTAATGGCATGAAGTGATGAGCGAGCGTTGTGTTATCGGGATTGGCATTGATGTAATTTGCACCAGCATCGCTTAGTTCTGTGAATGGCGAAAGACCGTCCTCATCAGCATGTGTGGCGTGAAGGATGTCATGGTAAGTTGCAAGCGTTATACCTGCTCCGCCCGTTTTTGCAAAGGCTGAGTCCCAAAAGCGACCGGGGCCGTAAGTGAAACCGTCACTGTGGTTTCGCCAGTAATTCGGTTTTTCCTCTGTTGGATGAGGGCCGTGTGGGGAAGTAAAAAAGGCCCGATGATTGCGAGCATCCTTGATACCAGCATGAAGTGAAGAGTTCGCCTTAGCCATGGATTCAATGTCGTCAATCAAGTCAGCGTTGACAATTGGTTCTTCCAATTTACCGTGAATTGGATGGTCGGTCATCAACTCCCGTGTCTTAGGGTCGTAGCCAGCCAAATAAAGCAAATCAGCCTTGCTCATTCGCACATCGTCAAGACTTCGCTTTCTTCCCTTTACTTTGAAGTGGCTTGCCATTGCATCTTTCATTTCGTCTTGGTCAAGTTCTCTCATTGGGTTCTTGTCCACATAAAGGCGTGGTAGAAACTTGTGATGCCCCGATATACCGTAGTTGTCTCGGATGCGTTCAAGAATAATTTCTGAGAGTGAATGACCATCAAATTCATCCATAGGCTCGTGAGCAAATCTACCCA